CAGGTTCATGTTCTCTGAAATTGGATCGGTTGGCTTGATATCGTCTGTAGTTGGAATAATCTTGTCTGCGTCACGAATGCCTAGCACTTCCAGCATTTGTCTATGCAGCAGAGGTAGGTCATACATCTGCGGTGCTTGTTGAGCAAGCTGAAGAGCTGCCTGATACTGCATGATTCTTTGTGACATAGTTCCCGAATTGGGGTCACTGACCGGAATAATATCTACTCGATCATCAAAATCCTCGGAAGTAATAGCGTTTTCAACCGAATCGTAGGGGTATTCAGTAGGGCCGTAGTCTGCAACGATATCGGAAAGAATCCTTAATTCTCTCTTCATTGCCGCATGAACACGCGCCTGAACAGCGCTAATTACCTTCATTTCGCGCTCAAGTAGCGCTAATGTAGTACCGACTGGGGCTTCACCATTAATATCGGAAGCTTTTAAGTCTCCAGCAGAAGCAAATCGGCGACCATCCTCCACAATTTCCTGAAGCATCTGGTGAAGTACAGCAGATGGCTCCTTATATGGAAGGAAGGTGATGTTGTCGCGGATTACCCCGCCCGGAACGTCTACATCCCGAAACTCTCCCGGCATTATCGGGGAGCTATCCCCTTTAATACGCAGTCCTCGCGCTTTTAATCCGCCCGGTAAGTTAGCAAGTGTTCCTGCGTCAACTAATTGGCGTAACAATGATGTGGCTGACTGAGTCAAGCCTCCAATCATGTGAACTAGGCCAAACCCGTAGAAACCAAGGCCCGGAAGATACTGGTAATGGACAAAATGTTGACGCTTTAGCTTTAACTCATCGTCTTCTTTCCAGTTTCTGCGTATAGAAAGAATGGTATTTGATGACTTATCAACAGTAATGACATAAGGCAGGCCAATATTGGTAGGTTCGCCGTTATCTGTGTCTTCAAAGCCTGCAAGGTCTATGTCTACCATGCACTCTAGCAGGGTATGACGCTGATCAACCTCGTAGTTGGGGTGATCACCTGTTAATTTATTGTACTTAGCCGTAATTTCAGTGGTATCAGGAGCCGGAGCTGGAAGCTCAACGTCTGCATAGAAGCCACTTTGCTGTAATTTCAGAACTTCGTTGGTAGTCTTCTTCATTACATGAGTGCAGCGCTCTGCTGTTTCCAGATCGGCAGCGCCATAGCTCACAACAAAGTCTTCAGCCGGAACAAACATAGAGCAGGCTCGCCCTAGATTCGGGTCAAAGTAGACTTTCCTAAAAGCAGAGCCAGCTATAGGCAATGAAAACAGTAGCTTCTCTGTCTCTGTTCGGTATTCGGTCATCTTAACGGTCATCATGTAGTTAAGATAATCTTGAACGCGCTCAGCCTGCTTAACCTTCTCGTCTGTCAGCTCGCCTACAATCGCAGTCTTTGCAGGGCCACCCGCCGGAAAGATTTCCATAATTGTTTGAGACTGGAATCTAACGACAGCTTCACTAAGCATTGGGTGGAATACGCCACAAGCCCCACTCCAAGGGGTTGTTCGGTCTTCAAACTTCATTCCCATTAGGTCGAGTCCCTTTATATAGGACTCTTCCCAGTCATGGCGGCTTTCTTTATCTGCATTAAAGCCATTAACTAAATCACTTCCAAGCCGCTCCAGCTCTTGCCGATCCATAAAATCAACAAGGTTGTCGCCATGCTCGGCAATCATTTCTGACTCATCGAAGTCCATGCTGATTACATTGTCGCCATCAGAAATTGTAACCGAATCTGGGTTTTCAATTTGAATTTCTAAGGCTGCAAGAACATCAGGGTCTGACTCAGAATAAAGTGATTTTTCAATAGCCATTAGGTATTTTCCGTAAAGTTCCCGCCTTTAATGGCAGCACCCATTCCGCGAGCTTGTATTACGCGAGTCGGAGGACTAAGTGAAGGTGTTTTGGTTCTTTTAGTTTTTGTAGACATTGGCGCTTTGCCGCCTGTAGCCAGCTTAGTTGTGCCAGTCATCGCATAGCGCTTATGCTGGTTGGTAAGCTTAGATGTTGCCTGTCCTCCATCCTTCATTCCCATGCCTGCTGCTTCGCGTCTTAAACGAGTCATCTCCTCACGAGCATTACGCTCACGAGAGCCAACACGAGACTCTTGACTTCGCTTGTCCATACGCTCAGCAGCATCGTTAGGGCGGCGAGCTTTTACTCTACGCATTTCATCAGCGGCATTGTCTTGTACGCCAATAACCCTAGCTTCTTCATCACGAAGGTTTCTTCCTCCGCTACGCATCTTCTTGACTGTCATTCCGCCGCCGCGAAGCTTCTTCACTGGGCCAGCTTTTTTAGCGGCTGTTCCTCCGCTTCTCTTCTTTACGGGGCCAGCTTTCTTAGCCGCTCCACCGCTCATTCTTTTTACGGGGCCAGCTTTTTTAGCTGCCGTCCCGCCGTTACGCATGACTCTTCTCTTAACTGGCCCTGCTTTCTTTGATCCGCGCATCTTTCAATCTCCTGTAATATTCCTTTCGGATTTCATACATTTCAGATACATCGTAAGTCTTGAAGTACCTGTCGTAGTAATTGCGACCAACCAATTTGTTAGACGCTTCCTGTAACTTAGATAATCTCTGCACGAATATAATTGCATATTCCGTGTCGCTGATTCCCTCAAAAGTCCCATCATCAATCAGCTCGTTAGAGTCCTGATAAGGATGAAACCCCATTACCCAAAAATCCTGATCTTCAAAAAATTTTTCAGATATACACTCATTGATATCATCGAGGTACTTATGAAACTCATCCTCTACTTCGATAAATGACGTATCTGCTACAATCACCAGCTCTTTGGTGTCATCCCAATTTAGGATTGTATCAAAGACTATCGAGTAATCATCGGTCTCTTTAAAGACTATATCTACCTTATCATCTTTCCACGCTGCTTTTGCGTAGGGGCAGGCAGGTAAATCATTAAACTCTGGGTTGGGGATTTCTAAGGCGTGTTTTGACCATTGCCTTATCTCTTTTTTTATCCCTTTATGAACGCTATTCATTGCCCTTATTAGGGTTCCAGTGCGGTCTTTTAAGAGTTACAGCAATGCCATCAACGCTTTTCTCGTACTCTTCAAGCCATTCATCAGTTGTTTGACTGCGAACGCGCTCAGTCTCGTTAATAGACTGCATACTTTTTCTAAAGTCTTTGAACCAGTTCTTGTAGTCTGAATCACTCATTAACAGACTCCTTTAGGTTCCTTTTAAAGGACGGATCATGGTACACGTTGTGTAGTGTAGCCAGTGCATTGCTCAAGTTTAAAGCTGCCTGAGAACATTTCATTGCCTCGTTAGGCTCTTCTACCGTCGAGTCATGGGTGAGGCAGAAAATTGCTCTTATTATTTCTTTTTCCGTAGTTGGAAAATCTACATACTTAGTATCGTTTGAACTGCTGTTTCGGTTTTCTTGCTTCATAGGGTTCTAACTCCTGTGATTAATAGTAATTACCCGTTCTGGGCATGTGAGGCTCTTCTTCTTCGTCAGAGGACAGGCTTAAAAAGCCGCCCTGTCTGAATCTTAATAGCGCCTGAGTAGATGAGTCTACTAGGTCATCATGCTCTCCTGCTGGGAAAGCCGCAAATTCTGCCATAACTTCTTCGGCAAATCGGGTTTCAGGACACCAAACTACTCCTGATGCGAACAAGTCAGCAACAGCGTTAACTCTCGCTATCTTGTCATTGCCTCTGGTCGGGGTGTATTCGGAAACGGGTATGCCCATTGCTCGCAGCTCAAAAATAAGCGGTGTGCCAGCAGCCTTGGCCTCAACGACAAAAGCGTCCGGTTTCATGTCCATATACATCTCGTATGCCACTTTCTTCAGTTCAGGGAACTCAAGTCGTTCTTTGTAGGCATCGAGAAGGATAATATTAGGCTTGGTAAGCCCCTCATCGTTAGGGCTGTAGAATACTCCCCATGTTGTACAGGCTGAGTAGTCGGCTCTTTGAGTCTTGAGAAAGGCTGTGTCCCATGACTGAATAACAAATTCACACGGCGGCGGGTCATCTTGCTTCCAGATTCGCCACCACTCTTTCTTAACCAGCGCCCCCTCTTCTGCTGTTGGGGCTTGCTGATACTGAGAGTTCCACTTACTTGCGGGTAGTTCGTTTCTTAGCGCCTCAAGCTCTTTTAAGCTCCAGAACTCAGGCCACAGCGGATTGCCTGAAGGCATTATCGCCGGAAACTCTATTACCTCCCACTCGTCAACGCCTTCGCGCTGGGTTGAGGCTTTAACAATTTTGCCTGTTAAGTCGCGCATGTGCCATCGTGTCATAACGATAACAATCGCCCCGCCGGGCTGTAAGCGCTGGCGTGGGCCGGATGTGTACCAGTCGTAGGTTTTATCGAAGACAGAGGGGTCTATGCTCTGTCCTTCTTGCTCACTATGAGGGTCATCAATGATAAGCAAGTCTGCACCTTTACCAGTAACAGCACCACCAACTCCGATAGCGAAATATTCACCACCTGCATTGGTACTCCATCGCCCAGCAGCTTTAGAGTCGGCCCGTAATGCGAGCTTTGGAAATACATTCTTAAAATCATCATCATCGACAAGGTTACGAACCTTTCTGCCGAATCCTACCGATAACTCGGCGGTGTGCGCCGTCTGGATTATCTTCTTGTCTGGGTATTGACCTAAGTACCACGCTGGTAACAGAAAAGAGGCGAACTCACTCTTTGTATGTCTAGGCGGCATATTGACTATTAATCGCTTTAAATCGCCTTTAGCTATACGTTCAAAGGCATCAGCCATTATCTTGTGATGCCGCCCCTCTATAAAAGCAGGCCACATGTAGCTGACGAAATCCATGAAGTTCTCACGAGCGCCTTCACGTTTCTCGGCCTCTTCAAGAGAGTTCAGTAAATCAAGTATCTCTTTTTGCTTTGCTTCAGGAAGAGTGTGAACCGTGGCTAAAAGCGCAGGATCAATCTTTACTGGCATAAGTCCGGCTCATAGATTCCCCTAAACGTACCTGTTATATAACCGTCTTTGATAAGACCGCTCGTGAACCAAATTCCATCAAGGAATTTACGATATATAAGGAACTGTTATATAACGTGCGTAACTACGATAAGTATAGCATATTCTAGCTGTTGACAGAGACATGTCAAGTGTTACTGGTGACATTCTTCGTAAATTTTGCAGAAAATTTTTTCCCGAATAATTAGTGGCACTTCCCTACGAAATAAAGGGTAGACAGGTGACAACTGACTTGTGAGAAAACAGAGAGGTTGTAAAAAGTGGGTAATCGTTTGTGTGGTTTACTATGTATATATATCGGGTAGTCGTATGCCATCGGGGGGGTACGGGGGTAAGCATAACACTTGTGATATATTACATAACACTTGTCATATGCTACATAACACTTGTTCTATATAGTAACGTGTGACACCTGACGCTATGTAACTGTGACACCTGTCACCTAACAGCCACTATGTGTGACTGTGCTACATGACACCTTACATACATCATATGGTTAATGTGTGACACCTGACGTATCTGCATCGGATTCATTTACTGCTAACAGCTCAGCAAGTTTACGATTGAGATCACCTGCAATATCATCAGAAGATTGTTGGGTTACATCCTCGTGTTTTATAATCATCATTCCAGAAACCTTAGCGAGAATTGATATAGCTGCTATCTGCGTTGTCGATAATTCCACATCACCTTCTATGTGCTTACGCAATTTCTCCGTGACAAGTACCTGACTGGAGATGGCCCTAGCTTTAATCCCACGCTCCATATGAGCCAATAACTCGCTGATCCTTGCTGCGACCTTGCCGTTCTTCTTCAGCTCGTGAGCCTGTCGCTGCACGGTTTCAGGCTTGCCTCTAGTGCTGTACGAATTCCGGTATGCATCGGCTGCACTTATAGGCTTGCCATCGAGACCATGAGCTATTAGCTGCGCGAATTTTTCCTGCTTAGCAGTGAGATCATTCTTCATTTATACGTACTCCTGAATTCAATATCTGCAGTATATATAGCTACTCCTGACATGTCACTGAATAGGCTGCTCTGAGTCCTCTCGCATACCGCCATTCAATTCTATGGCCGGCCCTAATGCTGATATTAATTACGCGATAACATTGCATGGCAGAGCTGTGAGGCATTATTCGTAATATGATGACTTGTTATGAATGACCATATGACATGGGTTAACGTGTTGATATCTATAGATAAACTTGTGACTTAGATTGTTATGATTGTATAACTCAGGATGTGTGAGTAGATTTATTTATATTTATTTACTAAAGATATTTGACTAGTTACAGATACACATGTTTATACTGACCCATCAGCAGCAGGAAGCCGCTGAAGTGCCACAGCTCTACAGTGGCACACCATTACCCGCTAATTGGATAGCAGTGAACGGCCCACTATATGGATCGGAATTCTGGAGTGAAGCTCTTTTGTGAGCGGATCGATAGAAGAGGCATTAGAAGTGCCGCGATGGTCGATAGACCTGATGATAAGAGGAATACTCGATGCCGTTCTAACGAGCGGTATCTATGAATTACTTTTAATCACTATGTATAAGGGAAACCATGAACACTAATTTGAAAGATCGCTATGCCACTTATTTGGCTCATTTAAACGGCTCAGGCCTACCAGTCAAACCCTTCAGCCAATGGCTAATTTGCTACTCATAAGGAGATAAACCGTGAAAAGAGATATCAAGATAACAGTCAGCAATCAGCACAAAACCTGCGAAGTATGGATTGACGGTGTTTTCAAATATAGCAACGAATACAAATATACAGAGAACGCCATTCAAGCGGCGAATGCTTATGCGAATCAATACAGCCATCACGCGCCAACAATCACAATCGACATGCGAGGATAAGAAAAGAGTAATGCTCGATGTCGTTCGATCCTGAGCGGCATCTATGAATTACTTTTCAAACTATAAAACTAAGGAATTATTATGATCATCTTAATAAGCGAAGTCGGACAGATAGAAGTAGATTTTGAAGCCAATGATTACGCAACTAAATCGGGGGCTGCTAGGGCATTGCACAAAGCACTCACTAACTTAGAGGTAGCAATAGGGGGATGTGCAAGCGAAGTTATCCTACAGACTCCAGAGCAAAGCGAAGAATATGGAGCCGGAAAAAACTGGCGCGTAATTTGGGAAGGTGGCTTTTATGAGTGGGCATTGGGCGTGGATATATCTAACTCCAAGGCTGGATGGTATGCCGAACCTCACTACTCTTTTGATCTCTGCTTCACAGACTAACGCAAGAGTAATGCTCGATGCTGCTCGATCCTGAGCAGTATCTATGAATTACTTTTAACACTATGAAACTAAGGAAAATTATGAAGAAGAAACCTACAGATATTATGGATATGGCTACGAAAAGCTCAGTGTCCGATGCTGTCAAAATGGCCGCCGCGAATTTCATGATTCTCTCAGTCAGTATTGGTGACTGGAAGGGTAAGAAATTTCTAATCGAGGCAAGCGAGGTGGCAGTGAAGGCGGCAGGCGCTTTGAAGGGCGAGGTGCAGGTTCCACTGTTGGGCGATCATCACGAAAAATTGATGGCAGTCGTATCAGCTCATAGCAAGGTTCGAACTATTTTTGACAAACTCGCGCAGCCTTACATCAAGGTAAGCCGGAAAAATTGTGCTTCGTTACGATAGTGCCAGATGTATTGGCAGCACTTGAAGATCAGGCAAAAATTGCCAACGATAAATTGCAGACTTTTCTACCGATGTATGAGCAATACATCGAAGAGGCCATGCCATCTCATGGCAGGTGGGCCAGCGAAGTCAGAAAATTACTGCCATCCAAGGCAGAGCTGGAACAAAAATTCTATGTGAGAATCGATGTGCCGAAACCTGTGCCAGCGATGGATATGGCAATGTACGGATGTGTGCCGACTGATACGCTAGGCAAAATTGTTACCGCATCGAATGAGGCGCTGGCTCTAAAATTTGAGGCAGTTAAAAGTCAGACTATCGATGACGCATTAAAGGCAGTGCAAACTGTAGTAACTCAGCTCAGTAAAGACCAGCCCAGA